TGCTGATAAGGTGAGTCGTTACCACGAACGTTTATTAGCAGTGGAAAGAGACAATGAAAGACTACAAAAAGAATTATCAGAACACAGAAACGTGCCTCATATACATACAATTCAAGGTAAGCCACATAACTCCGATGCGACTGTTATGGTAACAGGTTTAGATTCTGATTTGGAATGTGAAGCTTGTAGCGCTTAATTACTCAGGAGTTTCACCTAACATGTCTGCTAAAGAAGGGGCAAATACTTTTACGTCTCTTCTAATCTTTTCAGCAGTTGTAGAGGTTCCTGGGTTATCAACGTCAGCTTGAGCTTCTGCTTCTGAATTATACTCAGCACCTGTATCAACGTGAGTAATTGTTGTTTCAGTTTTTACTTTGTAATGAGGAATCTGTCTTCCATCTGAAGTTGTAATATGTCCTAGTAATTCAGCAGGTTCAACTATCGGCATCGTCTTTTCTCCAATTTATATTAAAACTAATAATAACTCTATCATCATTAGAACTATTTGTTTGTACTTCATGTTGTAACCATGATGGGAAAAAAATCAAGGAATTTTCGACAGGCTCCCATTGTACGCTGTGAGCGAGGTGTATAGAGGCTTTATCTGTTTTAGGGGGTGATAGTACCTCTGACTGTGGTTTAGGTTCTAGAAACACAATATTTCCACACTTTTTAGGAGCTTTAAGATAAAAGACACCTGATAAATAGTTGTATGGATGTGTATGCACATTGTTTCGTGATCC